TCGGCCTCATTATAGGCCTGTTCCCAGACCGCCTTGGGTACGCCGGCCAGGATAGCGTTGCGGCGCGCAATCGAGCGCGCAGCATTGCCAGTGACCGTAATCATGTCGTCGGAATAGAGCCGTCCATGCTTGTCGGAGATGCGTCGCTCAGCCGTGGCTTTGACGGTGCTGTTGGTCTGCAGGTCGGTAAACAGGCCTTCGGCGGTGATGATCTTGTTGATTCTGTCGATCGCCACCACGCGCGACTCCGATATGCAATTGCCCCAGCATTGTGAAACAATTTCAGCCAGCCGGATGGAGGGACCGAGGATCGGCTTGTTGCCGCGAGGAAGCGCGTAAATCATCGTCTCGGCGGTCTTTTCGTTGAGGGTTGCCAACGAGAGGATGTCTTGCACTGACGTCTGGGTCGAGCGCGGGAACGCGCGCGCGGTGGTGATGCGGGTGTCGAGCTCGGCCTTGGCGATGGCGGTCGCCATCGTGATGTTGACGGTTGCCGGCAGGTTGGTGACCTCGCCGGTTTCTGGATTGATGCGTTCGTTCATGTACCTCTCCCATAATAGGCGGGCAGTTGATCCACAGTCAGTTCCTCGACTGGCTCTGACAATGTCCATGGCTCATCGGGCGCGAAGCGTTGCGCAAAATCCTTGTAGCGCTCGATCGCGTGCTCGATAGCCATGCGGCCGATTTCGAGGACTGGATTTCCAGGCGAGAGCGAACAGGCCCACGAGATCGGCGCGTCATCGGTCTGGAAAAACACGAAGACAAAGCCGAATTCCTTTGTCTCTGCGACCAGTGTCAGCCAATCGCCATCATGATCGCCTTGGACATTGGTCAGCAGTTGCGGGATCTGGCGGCGGGCTTCCAGATAGTGCGCGGCCTGAATGTCGTAACGATAATTCGCAATCGCGCGCCGGCAGTTATCGGGAAAGTCAAGCCCGAGCGGATTACGCGTTGACTTCAAGTCACCGATGCCGCGGGGTTTGAGGTAGTCAAAGCGAGCCTTGCAGCGCACCCCATCCGCACGATCCCAGAATACGGACACTTCGGGATGTCCGTTGGAAAATGCGGTAGCGAGGTGCGGGTTTTGCGTGATGAGATCGGACGCCTGAACGATGCGATCAAAATCCTGACGCTTGAGTATCTGGCGCCCGGCCTCTGCTGCGCGACGTTCGAACTCTGACAGGATGCGCACCTGTGGATCGATACCGATTGCTTGCTTGACCTTTTCGGCCTTGCTGCGCGGCTGCTTGTTGACGCCGTGTGCGGTGAGCCACGCCGCCAAGTCTGCATCGGTATCTAGCAACCCTTCTTGATCTGGCGCGCGTTCATAGTGGGCCAGGAATTTGTCGTGGCCTTCCAAAACACGCTTATGAATCGCACGGCCATAGGCTTGCGCGGGGCTTGGCTCCACCGATGGCCGTGACGGGTTGAGCGCTGAGTGGTGCCAGTAGTCAGCCGCGCTGCGCCGCAAGCGCTTGGCGTCAGTCGAACCGACCGCTTTGTCGGCGTGATAGATCGTTTCGTCCAAACCGAAATAGATGCCGGGCTCTATCGGCGTCATGGCTGCGCTCCGGGCTCAATCCGGTATCGGTCGACATCTGGTTTTTTTGGTCTGATGCAACTGCCATCGGCATTACACGCCAGCGCGCGCGTCAATTCGACGACAAGACTCAGCACGCCCTTGATATTGTTTCTGGCGGGGCTGTCGTGCGCCTGTCGGTCGACATATTGGCTCAGCCACTTGACGAGTTGGCGCACGCGAATGCCGCACGATTTGGGTGATCCATCGCTATTCAAGCGGGCCAGGCGATTGGCGTCCTCGAAGAAGAACACAGCGGCGGCAAGCTGGTCATAGTCGTATGGCACGACCGCATTAAAACTCGGCCAGAATTGTCGGCCAAACATAATCACTTCGCTCTCCGACGCCGGCATCGCTGCCTTCGCGGCTTCGGTTCGCTCACGGTGCTGATTTGCATTCCGTTCGGACAGCATACGCTGCGCATGCTCGCGCAGGATTCGATCCATCTGATCCGGCGCTTTGAGAATCGCCCCGCGGTTAGCAAGCGCCGCCGGCATGATCTGGTCTCTGACCGTGGTGAGGTCGCGAGTGTCAGTCAGCAAAATATTGTTGGCCCATTTCGGTGGCGCATTCGGGAACAGCAGACGAGCCGTGGCGTGTTGCGGTTCGTATCCAGTCGGGGTCAGAAATCCAGCATCGATCGATTGCAGGATCAAAGACCAGATTTCATTGCCAATGCCTCGTTTGTTTAGAAGCTTGCCGATCAATGTCCGCGTATTGGGATTTTTAAAAACAGCATGGACTTCCATGGCGCGCGAGCGACCCAAAAATGGATGTCGCCCGGTGATGGCGGCGACGGGCTCGGGCAAATTCGCTTGTTGTTTTGATTCTGGCGATTGCACATTTTCGGCGCTGGGAGCGGTTGATACGATAGTTATCTCGGTCGTGCTCCTACCGGCGATCGGTTTCGCATAATGCGAAACCGGCAACAGTTCCGCGATCGCGTCCCAGATTGTTCGTGGTGAGGTCCTATTGGTGGTGGGTATATACTTTGCGGCGAATGCCTCATGCTCACCGATCTTGATCAGTGCTGCGCGGTCATCCTTCTCCAGTTCACGGTAAGATGACGTTTGCAGCCAATCGCCGAAGACACGATCCGCCGGATATTGCCGGCGTGCGGCCAACAGCCCCAGCGCCATGGGCATGATTTGCTTGCGTGCAGTTGCTTGAGCCTTGTTGTACTGATCGACCGCCGCCTCGCCTTCGCGAATGAGGCAGCTATCGTCGAGATTGGTTACGGTCGCGGTCATTTGACTGCTCCCTTTTTGTTTTGCTCGTGGGCTTCAAGCAGTTGGCCTAAAAGACTTTGCTTGCCGAATCTGCCTCCATTCGCGTACCTAAGAATATCCGCTACATCCTTGAACAGGCTGAGTTCAAATGCCGCCAAGTCGGCATGTTGACTGACATGCTTTGGCGGTTCTGTTATGGAAGGATTTGAGATAAGCCATTTGGCAATGGCACGATAACCATCGCGGCTGACTTCCTCACAAAGGATCTCATTTGCGGTCTGATATGTATTACACGCAGCATCCAATGCTTTTCGGTGGTCCTTTATCGCGCGGTCGAACCGTTCTTTTATCGGATCTTGCATTACCGCCTCCCTCCGAGTTGAGAGCGGCAGGACGAATCCCACCGCTCTCGTCCGTCGTCCGTTACGCAGCTTCCTGCATCGGAGGTGCGCTCGGGTACGTCGGATCGGGGAGGTTCTTTCCATCCACGGCGGCGCGGATGTGCTTCAGATTGATTGCTTTAGTGCCCTTCTCGGTCTCCAGCAGGGCGTAGATGGTGATGCCCATTTCCTTGGCCGTGTTCAGCTTCTCGCCACGTGCCGCCTTCTTGCGCCGATTATCCAACAAGCTGGCTGCGACATAGAGTGGATCGGCCTCACCAAGCGTTGATACTCCGGTCTGGAATAGAGCAAGTCGTTCACGGATGCGCGCTTCTGGCCAGCCTGCCTTGAGCAGCACAAAGGCAATGGCGTCGGCTTTCGCTTCTGCCAGGGCTGGCGTGGCAATGCGGTCGCGCGAGTGTGTGCCGATATCCATGGCAAGCTCTAGTAGTTGATTGTCAGTCTCGATCGCCGCCTTCACTTCAGCAGGGGACCGCAGGGCGGCATCTTTGTTGCCAGCCTTGACAAAATAGCCGGCCGCGCTTTTCACGATCTGCTGCTTGCGATTGGCATCGGTGATGCCGTCGAGTCCGGCGTGGTCTGCGCCGGATCGCCGCATGTTGTCATCAACGGTGTCGATGGCATCGCGTTCGATACCGTAGACCACGACGACTTCCCAGGTAAAACCGGAAAGTGCGGCACTGGCCGTGCGGTGCTGGCCATCCTCCATGATGCCATCCACGTAGAAGCCTATCGTCGTGCTGTTCCATTTCCACTTTTGTTGGGACATCCGGCGGGCGTACTCGACGCTGCTATTGGGGCGCCAAGCACGGTTGTGCGAGTTATGGGTAAGAAACAGGAGCGCGCAAGTGGCCGGTGTCAGGGTGACGATGTCACAGGCCTTCTTGCCAGTTTCGGCTCGCTTGATGATTTTGCTGACAAGCTGGCGATCAACGTCAGTCGCTTTGCTAGCGATTGCCACAACCTTCTCTTGCAGTTCATCGGCCAGCGATTTTCTCTCAGGTTCATCGGCTTGAGGTTTCTTACTGTTTGCGTCTATTTTCATAACCAACCTCCGAACGGGAGTTTAAGCGTCCCGGTGCGCTTGTGGGCGCTGCTGCCCCGAACGCCCTCTCATGTGAAGAGGGTGTTCGATGCAGCATCCAGGCAACAATTGCCCGCCCATGGGAAACAGCCCATGTTTCACAGTGCGCAGTAGTTTGGTCGTTGGTATCTTTTTTGCCGCGGGTGGAACTTCGGCGTGGCGCTCAAAACCCTGGGCAAACCGTCGCACCGTAAGTTTAACTCAGCAATATTTTGCGCTGTCAACTGTCCTCAGAATTGATTCGCGCGTAGCGATTTGCGTCTCAGTTGAATTGTCGCACAGTGGCGCACATCAGCGCACATCGGCGCACAGTTCGCAGTGAAGCAGAAAATTATTTTTTTCGCCGTTGAGTGCGGCTAACGGTTGTCGCCGTCGCGCGCCACTATCAAATAATTTTTGCGCCAACTGTCCGCCACTGTCCGTTTGCCAGCACCCCGCTATTGACGCCCTCAGATCGCGCGATCAAGTGTTCGCACTTCAACATCATCCAGGATTGGTGTGTGAGGATGAGCAGAACGCGACGACAGCGCAAGCGGTCGGAGCCGTGGCGGCACAACGTGGTCCTGGCGATGGTGCACGTCATGCGCGGCACCGCGCCACGGATCGCCGAAGCCTGCGGCATTAATCGCGAGACCGTGTGGCTCTGGGAGCAAGTGCCGGCGAAGCACGTTCTCACCATCGAGCAGCTCCTGGAAATCCCGCGTCACCTGATCAGACCTGACATCTATCCGCCGCCGCATGAGGCCGCGACTCAACGGTGGCTCACCAACAACGGGAGAACAACATGACGCTAGAGTCTGACGGCAAGCAGCTCGACAAATACCTACGCGAGATCGACAAGGCCGACGATCGGCTGATCAAGCTCAAGGTTGAGCACATGGACGCGTGCAAGGGTCCGCGCGGGCAAATTCGCAATATCATGAAGGAAGCGCGTGAGCGCGGCGTCAACATGGAGGCTTTGCGCACGATCGTCGCCAAGCACCGCGCCGAGCGCAAGATCGAGCAGCGCATTGACGAGCTGGAAGCTGACGACCACAACGATTATGAATCCATGCTGGAAGCGCTCGGCGAATTCGGCGCTACCGACCTGGGCCAAGCCGCGCTGCGCAAGGCCAAGCCCAAAGGCGGCAGCGACAAGTTGGATTCGCTGCATTCGTGACCCAATGTCAATCGCGGTCGCCAAGGGTGTCGTGATACCCAGAGAAACTTTGCGACTGCGCGCGCCCGGCCAACGTCTGGTTGATGCCCAGTTGATCTGTGCCGGGCGCATCTTTTTAAAAAGCCGGGTGCCATGACGGTCTGCCCGCATTGTCACCAGCAAATTGCGCATGAGCGCCTAGGCGTGCGCCTGACGCCGCTCAAGGCTGCGATCGTCGACCGCATCAAGCGCGCCGGTGACCTCGGCATCTCATCCGAGGGCCTCGTGCACGATCTGTATTTTGATCGCAAGCCGGTCAGCATGACCACGCTCAAGGCTCATGTCTTTCAGATCAACGACCTGCTTGAGCAAACCGACTGGGTGATCGCGTCGGATCGGCGGCGGTGGTTTCTAAGGCGACGGCGACGGAGCACAGCAGCATGAGCACTCGAAGGAGGAGGACACGTTCAATGGATGCACATACCACAAACGGCAAAGCTTTGAAGTTTCGGTCCTTGGCGGAAAAGCGGGTGTCACTGGCTATGAAAAGCATTCGACGCATTGGCAAACTTTCGCGTCGCGGTAGTTACGAATATGAGCCTGAGCAGATCGGAAAAATATTCACGGCGCTCCGCACAGAGATCGATGCGGCTGAGTCGCAATTTGTATCTGACCGCGATCAGCTGCTGCTCTTTCGGCTGGATTGAGATCGGCGGCGGTGGTTCCTGCGGCGGCGATCGAGGGCAGTAGCATGAGTGAGATCAGAATTCACCCAGCGGCCGAGGCCTATCGCTTAATGACGGAGGATGAGCTTGCAAGCCTTGCTGAGGATATCAAGGCAAACGGCTTGCACGATCCGATCATCATCGGTCGAGTGAACGGCGCAGCTAGCGACGCCATAGCAGATGGGCGCAATCGCGAGCGAGCCTGTGAGATAGCCGGGATCGAACCGCGTTATGAGACGCGGCAATTCAAGGACGAGGACGAGCTGATCGCTTTCATCAAGTCGCGCAGCGAGCGGCGCGACCTGACGAAAGGCCAGCGCGCGATGGGGCTGGCGCTGTTGTATCCCGATCCGGAAAAGGGCGGGAAAGGTAAACGGTCTAAAATTCTAGACAGTTTAGATGGGAACCGAAAAGGTTGGAAAGACCGCCTTTCGCAAGCCCGCGCGGTTCTGCGCCACTCGCGCGAACTGGCACTGGCGGTACGCGACGGGACGATGGCACTCGACGAGGCGCTTGAGATCGTCAAGAAGGCCAAGCAGGCGATCGAGAGCGACGAGACGCAGATAGCGCCGACGGCCGCTGATGACAATCCATTCAATGAAGAATCCGACCAAGAGATCGACGAATGACCGACATTATTACGACGGCCGATAAATTGGCTTGTGCGAAACGCGAACTCGCGATGCGCCGCAATGCGTACCCGCGCTGGATCGAGCAAAACAAAATGTCCGCAGGCAAGGCCGCGCACGAGATCGATTGCATGCGCGCGATCGTCGCCGATTACGAGGACGCGCTGGTCGAGGAGGCGGTCCCATGAACACAAAAGCAAACGCCAGCACCGGCCTGGAGCGGTGCGGTGCCGGCGGGGGATGCGCGCTTGGTACCCGCGCATCCCCAACGACCGACATTGCGACGACGTTTTGCCCGGCAACAATGTGCCCGTTGTTCGCGGCTGATGGCTCGCCTTGGACGGGCGACAAGAATTCCCGGTGCCCGCAGGCGCGCCCGTTGCCGATGCTTCCCGGCGGCGGCTGCGGCTGGTGGAAGGGCTTCGGCGGCTGCGGTTGCGACGGTGCGACGGCGGCACGTCAACAAATCGCCGACGTCGAGCGTCGCGGCGGCACTTTGCAAATTGGCCCGGTGCGACAAAAGCGCGGGCGCGCTGCGCCGCGCACTTTCGACTGCCCACGCGCCGACCATTGCCAATGGCAGCGCGAAGCCGGCGGCGCCCTCTGTCCGCCACGGCTCGCCTTGTCCAGGGGGATCGATCCCAAGGCGTGCGCATATTGAGAGGAGTACCGCATTGACCGACCTGCTCGCCCTCGACATCGCTTCAGTGACAGGATGGGCGCGCGGCCCCGTCGGGCCCGACGGTCCTCGGTGCGGCTCGGTCCAGTTCGGCAAGACCGGCGCCTCACAGCTCGCCATCTGTGGCCACGCGCTCGAATGGGCGATCGACACCATCAAGCCGCCGCTGCCCGACATCGTGGCGATCGAGGACCTGCTGCCGCCGCACGTCACCCGCGGCAAGAGCAACGTCGACCACGATCTGCTCGCGCACCTGCACGGCATCATCATGGCCGTGTGCTTCATGCGCGGCGTGTTCAAGGTCAACAAATATCCCGTGATGAGGATCCGCCGGCACTTCATCGATCTCGGCTCCTGCGCAAAGGGCCAGGCCAAGGGGATGGTGCAGGATAAATGCCGACAGCTCGGCTGGCTCGCCGGTGACGATAACGACGCGGCCGATGCTTGCGCCTGCTGGAGCTTCGCCTGCAGCCTCATCGACCCACAACAGGCAGTGCGCATCTCGCCACTATTTCAAAGGGTAAGGGCGATCGCATGAAAAGGTGGACAAAACCAAATCGAAATGCGGTCTACGGAGACCGCCGGAGCCCGGCCAGAGATGCGGTGATGCCCAAGGCGATCCTGCCGGGCTCCAACTATCTCGCCGCTGTTTCAACGCGTGAGGGCCATCGCATGACCTCCTGGGCAATCGTTGAACTCGAACTGCGGCTGCACATGACAAACCTTTGCCTCGCCGTTCTCAGCAAGGAAGAGGGCAGACTCCGAGAGTGCAAGGATCTTCTGGTCGACAAGGTTTGTGAACTGATAGCCGCGGCAGAAGAGAAGGCGCCGTCGCAATGACCAAGATGCCATTCGTCTGCTCAAAAAATACGCCGTGGGTACCGTCAATGGGCACGCCAGTTGTTCATGTCGACGCTCATGAAGTCGGTGATCAGCGCAACGGCTGGCCTGGAGGTGATCTGGTCACCTATGAATGCCCGCATTGCGGCCATCGGTGGAGAGCGGAGTTGCCGCAGTGATCTCCTGGCGCCACGTCACGCAATGGACCCGTGAATGATCACGATCCGCCATGGCGACTGCCGTGATGTGCTGCGCGCGCTGGCGAGCGAGTCGGTACATTGCGTGGTGACCTCGCCACCTTACTGGGGATTACGCGATTACGGCATCCCGCCGTCGATCTGGGGCGGCTCTGCGACGTGTGAGCATGAATGGATTGCTGAAGTTACCGCGCGTCCAAATTCCGGCGGCGGCGAAGGATTGGAACGCGATTACGGCGGGGCTGCTCAGTTCGCTCGCGAGAGCGGGCGCAAGACGACGGCGGCCGTTTGCTCATGTGGAGCATGGCGCGGCGTGCACGGCCTCGAGCCCACCTATCAGCTCTACGTCGAGAACGCCGTCGCGATCTTCCGCGAAGTCCGCCGCGTGTTGCGCAAGGACGGGACGCTCTGGCTCAATCTCGGGGATAGCTATGCATCAAGCGGTGTGAGTGGAAAACAAAGCAACACGAGCCGACTAAGCCGTCATGGTTATAATGGCTTCAATCCAAAGATGGCTGATCAGGTGTTTGGTCGCGCACCAACTCCATTTGAATTAAAAACCAAGGACCTGATCGGCATCCCCTGGCGCGTCGCATTCGCGCTGCAAGCGGATGGGTGGTATCTCCGCCAGGACATCATCTGGTCGAAGCCCAACCCGATGCCCGAGAGCGTGCGCGACCGCTGCACGAAGGCGCATGAGTATCTGTTCCTGCTGAGCAAGAGCGAGCGGTATTACTACGATGGTGATGCGATCGCGGAACCGACATTGTCGCTTGATCCCGAGCATCCGAGCTTTCGACCAAACAGCGCCGTGATCGCAGACGAGGGCCGTAAGGAATACAGCGCCAAACACAAAATGTCCGCGCGCTCCTACGATGCAGCGGGCCGCAACAAGCGCTCCGTCTGGACCGTGACAACGTGCCCTTACTCTGAAGCTCACTTCGCCACCTTCCCGCCGGCGCTGATCGAGCCGTGCATCATGGCCGGCACGAGCGAGAAGGGATGCTGTGCCAAATGCGGGGCGCCGTGGGTGCGGCAGGTCGAGCGAACGCGGACCAATCAAAGCGGATCTGGCCGCGCCGGCAATCCACCTGAAGGCAAGTGGGGGCTGACCGCGCAGCATGCAGGCACGATGCAAGACATCCGGATGGGGCCGACGATCTCAATTGAGACCATCGGCTGGTCGCCATCCTGCGCCTGCAACGCCGTTGCCGTTCCCTGCACCGTCCTCGACCCCTTCGCCGGCGCCGGCACGACCGGCCTGGTCGCCGACCGGCTCGGCCGCAACGCCATCCTGATCGAGCTCAACCCGGACTATGTCGCAATGATCGAGCGGCGCATCAGCGCCGATGCCGGCATGTTCGCCCAGATATATTGCGAGGCCGCCGAATGATCTCCTGGCGCCACGTCACGCAATGCGCGCGCTATGTCCCGCACGAGCGCGCCGAGGATTACTGCCGAGATTGGAGGTGAACCATGCTTACATTAGGCCGATTGAAACAGCTTTTAGAATATTCACCGGGCGACGGTGTTTTTGTCTGGCGTGTCAACCGCAGAGGACGCTTTGCGAGGACTGGCGAAGTTGCCGGCAAGTTGAATGATCACGGCTACATCAGGATAGGGATCGACGGGCGCATATATTTGGCCCACCGCCTCGCGTGGTTCTATTGCCATGGAGAATGGCCCCTCGGCGGCATGGACCACGCAAACGGAATGCCAACCGACAACAGAATTGCGAACCTTCGGTTAGCAACACCCTCGCAAAATGTCGCCAACTCTCGCGCACGTAATAGCGCCCGGCTAAAGGGGGCTTATTACAAACCCAAGATGATGGGACCTTCCACCGTGTTTGATTTGGGAGAGACAGCGGAGGCTGCAAATGCAGCTTACATGGCCGCGGCAAGGGAAGCCTTTGGCGTCTTTGCGAGGGCCAAATGATCTCCTGGCGACATGTAACAAAGTACACCCGGTATGTCCCATACCATCTCGCCGAAGATTATTCTCGTTTGGGCTGGTGCGTCAGCGACGCATTCGATGGCACCCCACATGCGGCCTATTCGGTCCTTTGCGCCTGGCTGTGCAAGTGCACGCCGGTTGAGCCGCGGGAGCCGCGGCCATGACGATTGCGGCATTGTTCGTCGAAACCGATGGAGTCTACTTCGGTTTGCCAAACGTGGACCCGTGGGACCGTGGGCGAGATGCACGGACTTATGCCGGGCCGTGGCCGGTTATTGCGCACCCGCCGTGCGAACGCTGGGGGCGTTACTGGGGCGGGGCGCCCTGGCAGACCGAGCGCAAGAAGCTGGGCGACGATTGGGGCTGCTTTGCTGCAGCACTGGCTGCCGTCCGTGAATTTGGCGGCGTGATCGAGCACCCGGAAGCCAGCCATGCCTGGAGTCATCACGGCCTGAATGCACCACCGCGCGGAGGCGGCTGGGTGTTCGCGGACTTCGTTGGCGGATGGACCTGCTGCGTCGAGCAGGGCAATTACGGACATCGGGCGCGCAAGGCGACCTGGCTTTATGCTCACGGCATCGACTTGCCTTCACTGAAATGGGGCCGCGCGCCCGGCAGCTTCAACCTGCTCGACGAGGGGTTCCATTCAAAAGAAGAGAGAGCGCGCAAGATCAAGACGGGCATTTGCCAGAGATTGTCTGCCCGGCAATGCAGGGCCACTCCGGTCGAATTCCGTGACTTGCTGATTTCGATGGTCGAGCCGCGGGAGCTGCGGCCATGATCGACTTCGATAAGCTGCAGCGCGACATAACCCGCGACAATGCGCTCGACATGCTTCGCGAGGTGGCCTGTCCGGCTTGCGGCAGTGTCGGCGCGTATCAGTTGTGTTCGACGAGCTCGCCAACAATGGCGTCGGCATTCAGTGCCGCGGCTGCGAGAAGCAGTTTCGAGGCTCTACAGGCGTGCGGCATCGGAATGCAGGCTCACCACACTCGTCCCTTCGCCGGCAATGGTGAAAGCTACGCAAAGATTCCGCTTTGACGTCGTCTGCCACGAGCAGGCCACATGGCTGCAACGAACAATGAAGCGGTTCCTCGATCGACGATGATTAGAGGTCATGACATCAGCTGTCGCTGCTGCAAGGTTAGAGTTATTGCGTGCCGGCTTCGCGCCGTTGCCGCTGTCCGGCAAGCGGCCAGCATTCGACAAATGGTCACTGCATTTCCAGACCAACAGAACCGAGATTGATCTCTGGGATCAACTTTATCCCTATGCCAGCAACACCGGGATTCTAACCCGGCTCACGCCGACTATCGACATCGACATCACCGACCCGGATGCAGCTGCGGCGGTCGAGAGCCTCGCGCGCGAGCGGTTCGAAGAACGCGGATATGTGCTTGTTCGCATCGGCAAGGCGCCCAAGCGCGCGATTCCGTTGCGCACTGACAACCCGTTCGCAAAGATCGTCCGAAATGTCACCGCGCCCAACGGCGTGGAGCACAAGATCGAGCTGCTGTGCGATGGCCAGCAGGTGGTGTGCTTCGGCGATCACCCTGACACGCACCAGCCCTACACGTGGCACGGCGGGCAGCTGGGCACGATCAAACACGAGGATCTGCCCTATGTGAGCCGGGAGGAGGCCGCGCAATTTGTCGATGACGCGGTGGACCTCCTGGTGCAGCAGTTCGCCTTCAAGCTCAGTAACAACCGGCCAACCGCCGCTACTGCTGCCCGTGAGGAAGGGCACGCCGACTGGTCGTGGCTCCTGGGCAACATCCACGCCGGGCGCGAGCTTCACGATACCAGCGTGGTGCTGGCGTCCAAGCTCATTACCAGCGGCATGGGAGACGGCGCGGCGGTCAACATGCTGCGCGGCTTATTCGAGGCCTCGGGCGCACCGCACGATGCGCGCTGGCAAGAGCGCTACGACGAGATTCCGCGTGACGTCGAATCCGCGCGCATAAAATTCGGTGGCATTGCCCAGAAGCCGCAGCAGCAGGCCAATGGGCATGACAAGTCACCACCTGCCGCGATCAAACCAACATCGTATGTACTGCCGGAGCCAGCAATGATCCCATCACGCAACTGGTTCTATTGCCACCACTACATGGCCGGCGTCGCCACCTCGACAGTCGCACCGGGTGGCTTCGGCAAGACATCGCTTGCAATTTATGAGGCTCTCGAAATGGTCAAAGCGGGATTCCGCGTCTGGTACGTGAGCGCAGAGGACGACCGCGACGAGCTTGACCGCCGCATTGCGGCTTATGTGAAACGACACGGCATGCCAGACGATTTGTGGGGCAGGTTTTTCGTCGACGACAAGCTGACATTCCCGTTCAAGATCGCGCGCGCCGGCCGCGGCGGCGTCATCTTCGACGATGCTAAGCTTGAAGGTTTCGAAGCCGCCATCGCCACCAACCGTATTGATGTCGTGATTTTGGACCCGTTCATCAGCTTCCATTATCTGCCGGAGAACGATACCGCCGCGATGGACGCGCTGGTCAAACGACTGGGCGACATCTGCGCGCGCCAGCGCATGTGCATCGAGCTGCCGCACCATGTACGCAAGCGCCCAGCCGGAGGCGGTGAGATCACGGTCGACGACGCGCGCGGAGCTGGCGCAATCGTCAACGCGGTGCGCTCCTGCCGCGTGATCAATGTCATGAGCACGGTTGAAGCTGAGCAGGCCGAAATCCCGCGCGACAAGCGCTTGTTCTATCTCCGCATCGACAGCGGTAAGAGCAACATGGCTCCGCCCGAGAAGGCGCGATGGCTGCACCTCGCGTCCGTCGAGATCGCCAACGGAGACAATGTTGGCGTGATCGAGCCGTGGGAATTTCCGAAAGTGTTCGGCAAAATTTCGACCGCAGACGTGGAGTGGGTGCAGGAGCTTCTGCGCGCGGGCATTCATCGCGTGTTCCGCGCAGATAGCCGCTCTCCAGAATGGCTAGGGCATGAACTCGCTCAGCGGTTTGGTCGCCGCGTCGAGGTGCCAGGGGACTGCAAATGGATCAATGCCGTCCTCTCGACCTGGGTCCAAAACGGCGTCATCGGCAAGGAGCTGCGGACAGACAAGGATCGCAAGGAGAGAGTTTGTTACGTCCCGGTCGTCCGTAGCGAATCGGTGGTCGTACCGTTCGCGAAGCCGGTTGACGAGATGAGCAATGACGATGACTGAGTCTTTCTTAATTGGCGCAGAACTGGCGCAAACACTGGCGCAGACTGGCGCAGACTGGCGCAGGAAGTGCCCCCCCTTGACAAGGGTGCGCCAGTTGTTTATGGGGCCCCTCCCCCCAGGAGGGGGCCTCCCCATAAAAACATGCTACGCTTGGCGCGCCCTTCTCAATGGGGCTGGCACATACTGGCGCAAACCGCTGCGCCATGCGCCTTTCCGCCCAGTCGTCGCTTCAGCGAAGCATCAAAAAAGTCAAAAAAGAACTGGCGCAACAACTGGCGCAGACTGGCGGAAACCTCGATCCCATGCGGGTTTCTTTACGGTCAGACTGGCACACTGCCGGACTGGAGCAGCGCGACAGGCGCGAAAAAAATGCAAGCGCATCTCGTGGTTGATACTCGGAAATCCCGGATCAGTCCTGCCGCCGCGCCAGGGTCGATCCACACGCAAGCGCGCGGTTCAGCGAGTCACCCGTTCAAGGCTGCCGACGCGCGCACCAGCCCCAGCGGAGCTTGTTAAGGTTCGGGAGCGAAAATGAGTTTTGGCGGACATGAGGCGAAGCGCCGAGCCAGCGGCGCTGCCGGAAGGGTAGGCACCTCCCGGCGCGATGAGCGGCCGTGCCGTGTCCGCCAAATGGGGAGAGACCACGATGTCGCTCGTGATCTCTATAACGATCAGGGAAACCGCGCGCCTCTGGCAAATACGGGTGCGGTTCACCCTGGTGCCGTGAAGCACGGGCGGCGGGTTCGCGCCTGCCGCCCGACCCCAATAATAGGCTGCGCATCGCAGTCTTTTCAAGCCACATGGTGGAAGGCGCACCGATGAACCACGCACGCATGGTGATCGTGATCTGGACGCTGGTGCTCGCGGCCATCGGCGTTATCGTCCTGGTGCTGGTGTGGCCATGATCTCGTGGCCTCGGGAGGCTGTAATGGTCGGCAGCGATCACGATCTCAACCTCGATCAGTTTTCAGGCCTGCGCGACAGCACGGCAACGCGTCAGCTCGAGATCGTGCTCGGGGCCGATCGCATCGCGCGTATCAACGTCGACGGCGTTTGCGCGCTGCGCGTTCGCCTCGAGCGGGGCTGCCAGTTCGACATCCGAAACGATCTGCAAGCTACTTCGCTGCGCGACGCCGTCGCAATGATGATTCACGACTGCGAGTACCTGCTGGATATTGTTGAGGGCAAGGCCGAGCAAGCGTCGAGCTACGAAAACAAACGTCAGCGGATCGCAATCGCCAGACGCGCACTCACACTGGAATCGTCGGACGAGGCCGAATCATGAAACCTTTCACCAAGCCAAAGCGAGCGCGCCCGAAATGGACGCGGCTGGCGCTGCTCAAGCGCGACATCCGGTCGGCCGCAACGCTGTCGAAAAAGAAGGGCACCAAGGTCTCGCTCGCCAATGTGCGCACGCACGAGGTGCGGTAGATGACCTCGACAGCCGGCTTCGTCGTCTGGGTGCAGGGCACGAAAGGGCCCGAGCTGCAGCGCTGGTCCGAGCGGCCGCAAGCAGTCGGGTCGGACTATTGGTCAACGAGGGGCGGTCGCCTCCTGGCCATTGTCGAGGTCCCGGCTGAAGACTTCGCGCAGCCGCTCGACTATCTCGCGATGAAATATCCGGCGCCAAAGAGCCAGGGCGCCAAGACAACCATCGCCGTCGACATCCGCAAAGTGCTGGAGTGCGATCCATGAGCACGCCATGCCGCGCCTAAGCACCATTGCCATCGATAGCCGCGGCTCGGCGCCGCCCCAATGGTCCGCCTCCTGGGTGCAACGCCGGCTGATCGAAGCCTACAGCGTCGAGCGCAGATTGCCGGAGAAACGCCGACGTTTGTTGATTGCCAGTGCCTGGCCGAGCATGGCTGTTGAATGGGAAGACCTGCTCGGAAGAGCCGATCAGGCGCGCGAACGGGTGTTCCAATCTTGGGAATACGCCAGACTCGGAGTCTCGGCGCAGGATATCAGCAGGATGAATGAAGCCCAGGACTGGTTGGCCATTCTCTCACCGTATCCCGAAGAGCGGTTATGCCTTGCTCAATGGGCTGCCGCAGTTGTGTATCATCGGCCTTTGCGCCGACTGCTATTGCAGCGGAAATGGTCTAGAACGACGTTTTATCGTTACGTCACTGCTGGCGCCTACGTCATTGCGCTAGAGCTGGAACGCAGGGGAACCTCTGCATCTTGACGATATTAAAATTTGTGGTATCAAATTTGCCCGTTTTCCCGATATGGTGGATTGGTGCGCCCCGGGCTCTGGCGAGGCCGCTGGTGCGGTTTGCGGTCTACCCTCATTCCCCCCTATCCGTCCCCGTCTTAGCGAATGTAGCCGCCTCCTAGCGGGCGCTGAGGGTATGCCATCCGATGACCAAACTACGCACCCTCGCACCGATGGTCCGTCACGCCGATACCCGCACGACCAAGCTGCCACCCAAGCAGGCCGATCCGCACTACCTGACGCCTGAGCACCGTGCCTGGCGGGAGCAGGTGCTGGCCCGGGCTGGTGGCAGGTGCGAGGCCATCGACAACGGGCACAGGTGCAGCAAGGCACAGCCCGAGCACCGCATGTTTGCGGACCACATAGTCGAGCTTCGCGACGGCGGCCGACTGCTCGACCTAAACAATGGCCAATGTCTTTGCTTCTCGCATCACGAGCGCAAGAGTGCGGCCGCTCGATCTCAGCGGTTGAAGTCTTGACCTCCGGGGGGTGGTCAAAAATAAAAAACCCCTCCGAGGAATAACCCCCGCCGCTCCCATGCGCAGATTTTTTTGGGCCTAGAGAAGGGAAAAATGAGCCTACAGCCAAAATCCAGCCCTGCGAAGCGAGGCCGACCGCCGAAGATGCAAGTCGTCGTTGAAAGTAACCCGACTTGCATCATGCCGCTCGATTACATGCTTGCTGTTATCCGCGACCCGAATGCCGGCATAACCCGGCGTGACCGGATGGCAATCGCGGCGGCACCCTATTGTCACCCACGGGTGGCCGACACGACAAAGGGCAAGAAGGATCAACGGGCCGAGGCTGCGGCAACGGCGGGTGGAATCGGGACCGACTGGGCGAACGACCTCGAGATCGATAGCCGGGCCAACTGATGCTGACGCAGTCATGGGATACGAGCTGCCGAGATTGGGAAGAGCGCATTCTCGATGGCCGCTCGCTGGTGCCGGAACTGCCGCTGTTCAAGGCCGAGGCTGCGAAGGCGCTGCGGTGTTTCAAGCGGCTGCGGCTGCCGGACGTCATCGGCACGCCGAAGCTGGGCGAGGTTTGCGGGGCATGGGTTTATCCGATCGTGGCGGCGCTGTTCGGATCGTACGATCCGGAGACCAACATCCGGCATATCTCGGAAGTCTTCCAGCTGATCCCGAAGGGGAACAGCAAGTCGAGCAACGGCGGCGCGGTGATGGTCACGGCGATGATCGTCAACCGTCGGCCCGAGGCAGAGTTTCTGTTCATCGCACCGACGATGGAAATTGCAGCGATCGCCTACAAGCAGGCGAAGGGGACGATTCGGCTCGATAGCGAGCTGTCCAAAATCTTCCAGGTGCAGGATCATCTTCGCAAGATCACGCATCGGCAGACAGGAGCCACGTTGCAGATCAAGGCGGCGGACACGGATGTCATCACTGGATCAAAAGCAACCGGCACGATGATCGACGAGACCCACGTCTTTGCAAAGAAGAGCAACGCGGCCGAGATTTTCGTCGAGCTGCGCGGCGCGCTGACGAAGCGCACGGATGGGTTTCTCTTTCAGACGACGACGCAAAGCAAGCAGGCGCCGAGCGGCGTGTTTGCGTCCGAGCTCGCGCTGGCGCGCGCGGTGCGCGACGGCAAGATGCAGATGCCGATGCTGCCGGTGCTGTACGAGCTGCCCGACCGGCTGGCGAAAGACGGCGGCTGGAAGGACCGGCGTTATTGGCCGTTGATCAACCCGAATCTCGGCCGCTCGACGAACGAGGACTTTCTGGCGCGCGAGGTGATGCGGGCCGAGGCGGACGGGCCTGCGGCGGTCGCGCTGATCGCGAGCCAGCATTTCAATGTGCAGATCGGCATGGCGCTGCGCGCCGACGGCTGGGCCGGCGCGAACTACTGGGGCCGCGGCGTCGAGGAGGGGCTGACGCTGGATGCGGTGCTTGAGCGCTCGGAGGCCGTAGTGGTCGGCATCGACGGCGGCGGGCTCGATGATCTCTTGGGCATTGCGGTGCTCGGGCGTGAGAAGGAAACCAAGCAGCATCTTGCTTGGACGCATGCACTGATCAGCCCGGAAGGCCTCGAACGGCGCAAGGCGAACACCGGTTTCTATGAGAAGTTTCAGGCTGACGGCGATCTGACCGTGGTTGAGGAATTGCCGGACGACATCAGCTACGTGACCGACATCGTCGAGAAGGCGAAGGACAGCAAGAAGCTCTCCGGAGTTGGCGTTGATGCGATCGGCATCGGTGGCATCGTCGACGCGCTGGCGAAGATCGGTGTCACACAAGAGGACAAGATGCTGGTCGGCGTGCGACAGGGGATTTCGCTGATGGGTGCCATCAAGACCGTCGAGCGCAAGCTGGTGGACGGCAGCTTCAAGCACGGCGGCCAGGCGCTGATGACGTGGTGCGCCGGCAATGCGCGCATCGTGCCGACGCCGACCGGGATGCGGGTTGCGCGGGATGATTCCGGCTATGGGAAAATTGACCCGCTAATGGCGCTGTTCAACGCCTCAGCGCTGCTCGCGCTCAATCCGACCCCGCAGCCGCGATATCAATTGTTCTTCGCGTAGTATGCTTCGCTCGTCGTTTGTCTCCCCTCCGTGTCCTCGCGGGCGTGGGGGTTGAGTTCAACGGCACGGCCGGCGGGACGCCAATCCCGCCGGCCACTGTTTTTAGAATACCCAGTGCACGATCTTCGCGGCCCAGAGGCACACGGTCATGGCGACTTCCGGGTCGTTGCCGCCGAGGTTGTCCCAGGCGATTGCGGTGATGAGGGGCAGGTTCATTTGGTGGTCCTCGCGGTACTTGCCGGCGCCAACCGGCTTTCGATGAAAGTAAAATATAGTATTCATAGAATAGCGCAAGTCTAAAACGCGAATACTATAGGTTATTTCTTGGACAACACAGTCAAGACGTGTCGCAATACAATCTAGTCCTAGTTCTCTGGGCGCTGTCGGTCGTCGCCGCCGGCGCCATCGTCATCGCGCTGCTGATCTGAGGAAACACCGCCATGCTGAACCGTGCTTACAGCCTGCTGGCGATAAAGCAGGTCGACGAGGACGCGCGTGTCATCACCGGCATGGCGACCACGCCGACGCCTGACCGGATCGACGACGTGATGGAGCCCGATGGCGCGCAGTTCAAACTGCCGCTGCCGCTACTTTGGCAGCACGACTCCAGACAGCCGATCGGTCACGTCACGAAAGCAAAGGTCAGCAAGGCCGGCATCGAGATCGTCGCCAAGATCGCCAAGGGCGTCACCGCCGAGATCGATCGCGCATGGGCGCTGATCAAAGCCGGACTCGTGCAAGGCCTCTCGATCGGGTTTCAGCCGATCGAGACCGCATTCATCGACAAGACTAATGGGATGCGTTTCATAAAATGGGACTGGCTCGAGCTGAGCGCCGTGACGATTCCAGCGAATAGCGAAACCACCATCGCGACCATCAAATCGATCGACACCGCGCAGCGGGCTGTGCCTGGCCAACGAAGGCTGCACCGTGTCGTTCATCTCACCCCGCCCGTTGCATCGGGACAATCTCAACCGACTGCCCAGGAGGGCGCTACGATGAAGACCATTGCTGAACAGCTCACTGCTCTTGAAGCCAAGCGCATGGCGAGCGCCGCGCGCATGGAAGCCATCATGCAGAAGACACTTGATGAGGAGCGTACGACCAACGCGGAAGAGCAGGACGACTTCGACAAGCTGTCAGGCGATGTCGAGGCCATCGACAAGGACTTGGTCCGGCTGCGCGCGGTCGAGAAGGCCAAGGCGTTTGCCGCTAAGCCAATCGGTATGAAGGCCGAGACTGCGGCCGAAGGTGCTGCGTTGCGCGGTGGTGGCATTGTCGTTCGGACCCAGCCGGCTTTGCCGCCCGGCATCGAGGCCACGCGCATCTGGAAATGCCAGATGAATTCGCTTCTCTCGATGTCGCGCCAGTTCTTCAGCCCCGTTGAAATGGCGGCCCGGATGTATGGTCCGGATTCAACCGTGTACGAAACATTGACAAAGGCTAACGTGCCGGCCGCAGCGACTGTCAGTGGCAACTGGGCTGCCAACCTGGTCGGTGCGGAGACCAGTGCGCTCGCCGACTTCGTTGCATATCTTCGCCCGATGACGATCCTGGGAAGGTTCGGGAATGGCGGCGTCCCAGCGCTGCGAATGGTGCCATTCCGCACGCCGTTGATCACCCAAACCGGTGGCGGTGCCGGCTACTGGGTCGGCGAAGGAAAGGCCAAGCCACTCACCTCGTTCGCGTTCACGCGAACGACGCTCGGGCCGTTAAAGGTCGCGAACATCTGCGCGGTGACGGACGAGTGCATCAGGGACAGCAGTCCGAAGGCCGACATGATCATCCGTGACAGCTTGGCCGAGGCACTGCGCGAGCGGCTGGATCTCGACTTCATCACACCGACCAAGGCGGCGGTGGCTGGAGTGTCGCCAGCCTCGATCACTAACGGCGCTGCCTCGATCGTCTCATCCGGTGACGATGCCGACGACATCCGTCTCGATGTCCGTTCGCTCTATGCCAAGTTCAGCGCGGCCAACAACCCGGTGTCGAGCGGCGTTTGGGTCATGCAGTCCAACAACGCTGTCGCTCTGGCGATGATGACCAATCCGCTAGGGCAGCCCGAGTTCCCATCGATGACCATGAACGGCGGAACGCTCAACGGCATGCCGGTGATTGCCAGCGATTATGTCCCCGCCGGCGTCGTCGTCCTGGTCAACGCTTCAGATGTTTACCTGGCGGACGACGGCGACATCACCGTCGACATGAGCCGCGAGGCCTCGCTGGAAATGTCGGATGCGCCCGCACACAATTCGATCACGCCGACCGGTTCGTCAACGCTCGTCTCGATGTTCCAAACCAACACGGTCGCGATTAGAGCGGAGCGCACGATCAACTGGATGCGCCGGCGCACACAGTCGGTGGCGTATCTGACGAGTGCCGATTGGGGCGGCCCGGTTCATACCGCGTAACGGGCCGACCTTCGTTCTCCGGAGAGTTTGAATGCAAAAGAAGCTCAGCAAGCTGATTGCCATCAAACCTCATAGGTATGGCACGCGGCATCTGACCGCCGGAGACGAGTACGAGGTGCCAGCGCGGCATGCGATCGCGCTTCTCGCCGGCAAGAAAGCACGCTTTGCGGCGGCGACTTCGCGTCCTCCCAAGGATCCGCCGCAGCCGGCGCCGGTTCGGGTCCCTCCCGGGCCGGCGGCCGTTCCTGAACCGACGATCGTCGCCGCCGTCGAGCGCATGGAGAGCCTGCGCGTGGAAGCCGAGCGGCTCGGCATCGAGGTGGACGGACGCTGGGGCACGATCCGCCTGCAGCAAGAGATCGCGAAGGCGCGCGGCTGATGCGCATCTTCGGCTTGCCGGTCCCGTTCACCGGCGAGAAGCAGAAAGCATTGAACTCGGTGCCGACAGGCGGCGGCTGGTATCCCATCATCCGCGAGCTATACGCCGGCGCCTGGCAGCGCAACGTCACCATCAATTACGACACTGCGGCGACGTTCCATGCCGACTTCGCGTGCAAGACGCTGATCGCACGCGACATCGCCAAGCTGCGCGTCAAGCTCGTCGAGGAGGACGACAACGACATTTGGAGCGAGACAACCAATCCGGCATTCTCGCCGGTGCTTCGTCGCCCAAACGATTACCAGACAAGAAATCAATTCTGGGAATGCTGGCTGCTCTCGAAACTCAGCCGCGGCAACACCTACGTTCTCAAGGAGCGCGATAACCGTCAGGTCGTCACTGCCCTGCACGTCCTCGATCCGACCAGGGTGCAGCCGCTCATCGCCGACGACGAGAGCGTGTTCTACCGCCTGAGCACCGACAACCTCGCCGGCATTGATACGGATATCATCGTGCCGGCGCGCGAGATCATTCACGACCGCATGAACTGCCTATTTCATCCGCTGGTCGGCACGCCGCCGGTGTTCGCGAGCGGCTTGTCCTCAATGCTCGGGATCAATGCGCAGAATGCCTCCGCCTTGTTGTTCGAAAACAGCTCGACGCCCGGCGGCATCATCACTGCGCCCGGGAATATCGACTCGGTCGAGCAGGATCGGTTCAAGACGGAATGGGAGGCCAGGTTCATGCGCGGCAATCGCGGCCGCGTCGCGATCTTGGGTGGCGGGCTGAAATACGAGCGGGTTTCGATGACCAACGTTGAGGGGCAGTTGATCGAGTCGCTGAAATGGTCGGCCGAGGTCGTGTGCTCAGTCTACCATGTGCCGCCGTACAAGGTCGGTGTCGGTGCATTGCCATCGTACACCAACGTTCAGGCGCTCAACGTCGAATATTATTCGCAGGCGCTGCAAAGCCACATCGAAGAGATCGAGGAGCTGCTCGATTACGGGCTCGGCCTTGGTGGGAGCAGCCTCGGCACCGAGTTCGATACCGAAACGCTGCTGCGCATGGATACCACGACGTTGGTGACGACCCTTCGCGATGCGGTCGGCGCCGGTGTCATGTCGCCGAACGAAGGTCGCAGCAAGCTCGACCTCAAGCCGGTCAAGGGCGGCGAGTCGCCGTACCTGCAGCAGCAGAATTATTCGCTCGCCGC